TCGGCATCGAGCGCCACCGGCGACAGTTCGGCATCGAGCGCCACCGGCGACAGTTCGGCATCGAGCGCCACCGGCGACAGTAGCGCGGCGGTTTGCACTGGCCTTAATGGTAAGGCCATGGCCGGCAAGTTCGGGTGCATCGCGCTGGCCTGGTGGAATGGAACTGAAAAGCGCAGTGAAATGCACTGTGCAGAAACAGGCTGTGGTGATGGGAGCGATGGCAAGCTGAAGGCTGAAGTCTGGTATAGCCTGAATGAGCTGGGGGAGTTTCAGGAAGTGGCGTAACGGATGGCGCATGAGGCGCACCAACTTTTACCAACTGGTGCAGGCTGTTGATAGCTTAGCCGCCTCGATGCGCTGGTTAAACCCTGGGAGGGGATGATGGGAGACAATAATGGATGCGGGTGGCTGCCAAGCTTCGGGATGCCGTTTTTCCCTAGCAAGCCGCCATCTGATGCCAGCGACTACTGGCCTAGGCAGATGGTTGCCCCAGTTGAGCCAAGCATAGCCGAGGAAGTTGCTGAACTCCGCAAGCAGGTTGAGGAGCTGGTTTACTGGATGCGGCCCATGACTGGCAACCTTATCACTGGCAAAGCGGCGGTTGAGGAATACAAGCGGCTGGCAGAGGCGGTGAGGGGATGACTGTGCGCGAACTGATACGGGATCTCCTGCGCGAGGCTGGAAAGGACAAACGCGCCGATCAACTCTTCGCCGAATTGGAAGACAATGATTTTGGGAATACGCAGATTGGTGCGGACGTGGATTCTGGCCCGATCCGGTATGTCGAGTCGATCAGCAATGAGGGGCCGTGCTTTGTTGGGCTGAAGTGCGAGCGCGTAAGCCATGGGTGGTAGGTTTAACGGTCTTTAAGCTGTGTGGGGCTTGGCCACACGAGCGCCTAGTTAGGCGCATAACTTGAAAGGAGAAAGACATGCCGAAGATGAGAGCAAAGATGAAAGTAGTATCTGTAAAAAATCAGGGGGCCACCTACGACGAGCTGGTGCTTGCAGCTGTATGCAAGAACGACGGCTATCCGGCTGACGGCAGTGACGAGAACAACACCTTTGCCAAATGGACTCCCTCGGCTGAGATGAAGATGTCCATCACCAACCCGGCTCTTGTCGGGCAGATCAAAGAGGGCCAGCAGTTCTACGTGGATTTCACCCTGGCCGAGTAAAACCTAGATGGCGGTGAGGCGTGGGGCCAGTGCGAAGGCCCAGGAGACACGCTGAAAGTCTCGGGAAGTATCGAGGCAAACGGACAGGCTACAAGCGCACAAGCTGAGAGGAGTCCGGTCGGGGTTCGAATCCCCCCACCGCCAGCAATTAAGGAGAGGGAGCCATGAAGATGAGCGAGCAGGCGATAGGTATAGCACAGAAGTTGTACGACTGCCGTCGAACAGCACTTTTTGTTCTTGGGCCTCAGCGGTTCAAAGCTAAGGTGGAGGAGTTCCGCCCGATAATCCAAGCGGCCATGGCTAAGCACGATTGTGATGAGGTGAGAGCGACAATGGAGATCGTCAAGTTGCTCAATTCTGGCGGGCATGATGGTATGCCTACACTCATAGCTTTCGCTGCATGTGTAGAGATACTGGAGCCGTCGCTGGCTGCCTAACCACTTATTATCCCAGAACCGGCGGTATAACAGCCGAGGGCGATCAACGGGATTCGCATGTCATCTCAGCGACATATTCCAGATAATGAAAATGTAAAAGCTGTTCCATACCACACTGCGTCCTTTCTCACGAGAGGGCGCTTTTCTTTTCACGGTTGTTGCAACTCATCAGCATCACCCAATAATACCTAAAAGTACCCTTCCAAAATTCGGTCGGTACACGTAGGCTGTGGCGCGAAACTATACCATGGAGCCCGTGTATATGGCCGCATCCGAAGATAAAAGCTCGAAGAAGCCATTCTGGAAGCAGCTTTTCCCCAGTTCCCAACAGGTTGATTCGAGGAACTTGGGCGGGCTCGCGCTCCCTCCCGGTTCCGCAATCTATGAGAATTTCGCCGAAGATGGGTCTCAGCTTGGCGGGGTCTCCGAGTCCGGCGAAGATGGCGAACTGGAAATCACAGCCCTTCCCCTCGCCCGCCTCGCCCGCTACAACGTCTACCGGACCATGGCGACGGACCCGACGATTGATTCGGCCATCAAGATGCACATCTCGCACGCGCTCTCCCCCAAGGCCGACACCGGGGAGATCATCTCTATCGAGAGTATCGGGGATGAAACCGACCCGATAACTCTGGACCTTCGCAACAGCATTCAGAAAATCGCCAACGACCAGTGCCAGTTTTGGGCCTACAACGCCGGGATCAACGGTATCTGGTTCGCCCGCGTCTACGGCGAGGACGGCGTAGGGATCAAGCAGGTCCGTTCCGATTACTACACTCACCCCCAGTTCGTCAACATGTACGAGCAGGCCGGGGGCGTGGCGGGCTACGTGTCGGCGCACCAGCAGCCGGAAACTGGCGGCATCCAGCTCATGGAGCCATGGAAGATGGTGCCGTTTCGCATCCCCATGTGGAAGCCGTCGCTGCTGGAGCCTATCCGCGTCGACGCTTCGATCTTCGACCTATCCGTTGACAACTTCGAGGACGACTCCATCACGGAATCCCAGAATTACGGGACGAGCCTACTGGAGACATCCTATGGCCCCTGGATGGATCTTAACAACGCGATCCTCTCTCTGAACATGTCCAGAAAGAACGCCTCCCGGATGGAGCGCATGATCGGCATCAACACCGGCAAGCTCTCGCCCCAGAAGGCGGCACAGTACCTGAACATCGTCGCGGGCCAGATGCAGCGGGTGGATACCGCCAACGCAAAAAGAAGCCTCAAGAAGGGGTTCATTCAGACCGTCATCAATCACCTGATCCCCATTTTCGGCGATGGGCGGGCGCGGCTGGACATCTCGACTATCGAGGGCACGCCGAACATCGAAGCGATCAACGACATCACCTTTCACATCAACCGTCTATGCGGGGCCTTGGGCGTCGACCCTTCCCTGCTGGGTTTTGGCGAGAACCTTTCCGGGGGGCTTGGCGATGGCGGGTTCTTCCGTGTTTCCGTCATGGCGGCCATGAAGGCGCAGATGCTGCGGCACGCCATACAGACGGGCGTCGAACAGCTTTGTGATATCCATATCGCCTACAAGTTCAAGAAGGCGTTCCTCCCCGGCGAGAAGCCCTACCGCATCGTGTTCAACAGCGTCTCGACCGCCATGGAGCGCGAAGAGATGGAGAACCGCGAGGGACGTGTCCAGCTCGCAACCGGCATGGCGCAGCTCGTGGGGCTGATGGATCAGGAATGGCTGGGAGTCGACAAGAACGCCTTCGAGAATTTCCTGTTCACTGACATCATGAAGGTGGACGAAGCAAAGTTCAAGATCATGTTCCCGAAGAAACTCGCCGAAGAAGCCGCCAAGAAAGCTGTCGAGGAAGCCGCCGCCAAGGAGAAGGAAAAGAGCGGCGGCGGTGAAGCCTTGATGGAGTCGGCGCGATCAATTGAGAGCTACATCGCCAGCCTTTACAGTTAAAAGGAGAGCCAGCCATGGCAACACCCGAAATAGTTCAATGCAGTTTCAACCTGTTCAACGAGGGTCGCAAATACTCCGGCCATCACCGGAACTACATCCTGGAGTCGGCCATCGCAACCTGCTACAGCCCCGCGACCCGCGAGCGCATGAAGCTCCGCGAAGCCTTGGGTTATTTCGGCCACGGACGGCGCGAACTACACGGCAAGCTCGCTATCCCGGAAGTCGGCACCATAAAACTCCCGGACGGTTCCAGTATGATCGTTGAGAACATCCCCAGCAACATCACGGTGGCGTTCGAGGTCGGCAAGGACGGCGAGGTAAACCATTCCCAGCAGATCCTGGAGACCGCGCCGGGAAAGATCGTTTCCGCCCTCAACGCTTCTGGCGTCGGTGGCTTCTCGTGGGCCTGCGGGGGGGTGAACGGCGGGCCGATGGGGGCGACCAAAATCGCCGATTTCCACGGGATGGACTACGTGATGAACCCCGGCTTCGCCTCAAACCGGGGCTACATCCTTGAGTCGGCAGGCAGCAGTGACATGATCCTCGAAAGCGTCGCCAGGGCAACCGGCATGGACGACAAAGACGTGGAAAAGTGGATGAAGCACTGGACCGCTTCGGCCATCCTTGAAAATGCCGAGCTTCAGGAACAGATCATCGAAGCGGCCATTTTCGGCGATTCCCTCCGGGAGGAACTGGAGGGCAAAACCGCCCTGCTCGAATCGGCTACGGCGCGGATCGAGCGCGAAGAGGCAGAAAGGGTGATGGCAAGAACGGCCATCCTCGAAGCAGCAGGGAAGTCCATCATTGCTATCCCGGATGCCGTCATCCACGACATGCTCAACATGAGTACCGGTGAGCAGTTCCAGAACGTGGTGGCATTCTTCGAGAAAGCAAAGGGTGTGAACATAAGCATGCTCCCCCTGGGAACCCACCAAAGAACCGTGATAGCCAACAAGCCATCTTTCAGGGCGGAACCGGGGTACGGAGATGCTGCCGCCGCGCCTGAATTCGAGGGGCAGTCCTACATCTAAAAAACTACGTCCACCGGAGCCACCATGACAACGACACCTGAACTCGACGCCAGCCTGCAAATCATCCTTGACTCACTGCCGCCTGAAACTGACGGCCAGACCAAGCGGAAACACGCGCTTACCAGAAGCGATGTGATAATCATCTCCAACATGATAAAGGTGGCGGTGACAAACCAGGGCTGTTCCATCGGCCTGACAGAAAGGCAGATGTCGGCGATCCGGGACATTCCGCCTGGGACCTTCCGGGATATGAAGGACATGGTGAAAGAGCGCAGATGGGCGCTGAATGCCTTGGGTTTGATGACTCTGGCGATACTGGGGTGGTTCGGCAAGTGGATATTCGAGAAAATCAACTGGGTGTATCTCTGGCACGTTCTGACAGGGAAACCGTAGCGGGGGAGACCATGAGCTGCACGGTTTGCAAACATGCTTTTGTGCAGGTAGCGGGGCTTTTGCAGGCGCTCAAGGGCGAGAACCTGAGTTCGGAAGTGCAGGCCAAAACAAGGGCCTTGGCTGCAACTATCACCGTCACGGGGCACCACATCATAGACCAAGAGATGGAGAGGGCAACGGTTCTTTCCAACAGAACAGGAGAACCAAAATGAAAAGATTTCTTGTCGCACTGTGGGTGCTTTTAGGCTTGGCGATTCCATTGTCACCGCGAATGCCCTCTATGTCTGTGCCGGTTCCTGTGGCATTCACGCAAAGCCATGCGGCAGCTATCGCCCCCGCGCTCACCAACACATTCGGGCACGAGGGGGGGTTCCAGAGTGACCCTGACGATTCGGGCAACTGGTACAACGGTGTCAACGTTGGGACTAAGTACGGGCTTGCTGGGAAGGAGCATGCTGACTACTTCGCCAAGCGCGGGAAGCAGATGAAGGACATCACCGTCGAAGACACGGTGCCGGTCTACCAGTGGTACTGGGATGCTGGCCGTTGCAGCGAATGGAAGAACCAACTCGCCGCAAACCTATTCTTTGAACTGGCCGTCAACGCGGGACCCTTCGCCGCTGCCAAGGTAGTACAGGAGGCGGCAAAACGTGCGGCATGGCCCAAGCCCCCTATCGCCGTAGATGGTAAGGTTGGTCCGGCGACAGTGCAGCGGATCAACGAGGTGAACCAAAAGCTTTTCATAGTCCATTTCTTCGGGGTGGGCTATGGGCTTTATGAGAAGGTAGTACGGGCCAACCCAGTAAAAGCGAAATACATGCGTACATGGGCCTTCAGGTGGGCAGAAAACGGGATTATGACCGTTCATGGGCACGACGCGGCGAGGTCGAAACGATGAAGCGCCTCGTCTTCCTTACCCTCATCCTCATTGCGGCTCCCGCGCTGAGCCACGACGCCCCCGCGTCTATCCTGCGGGAAGTCATGGATGACGCCGTTGACCGTGCAGCGGAAAGGGCGGATGACGCAATCGCCTGCCAAGAGGCCCGTCTTTTCGGCGACGTGCTGAATGGGCTACCCTTGGACGACCCGGATTACCGGCGCATATGGGCAAGGGCAGACGAGGCATATGACAGTTGCGAGAGGGGACAAGAGGAAGCGATAAATGAAGCGTTTTAGCTTCATCCTTGTGGCCATGCTGATTCCCGGCTGCGTCGGCCTTGGCTCCAGGGAATCATCTGTCACCCTCCCCGATGGCCGGATAATCAGGGTACGATGCCAGAGCGACGGCGTGGTTGATTTCACGCAAGGCGATATCAAGGTCAAGGTTGACAACAGGGGGCCGCTGGGAGCTGTCTGGGCGGCGGGTGTCGCTTCACTCGGCAAGGTATACGAGACCGTCAAGGGGCCAGGGTCGGAAGCCAAATAGGAGTACCCGAACATGGCACCATATCCCAGCTACATCTTGGGGCAGTGCGTGTATGGAAGTAGGACATGTAATAGCCGGAATCCGGTTCAGTGCCGAGCCTGTAGGCAGGCAAACAAGGAGGGGAAGACGATGGCGATTAAACTGGCGTCCCGCAAAAAAGGCACGACGATCTATGCGAGGCTGATTCGCCTTTGGACGTTTGGCAAATATTCGCACAGCGAGATGGTCTTTTCGAACGGGCGAACCTTTTCATCCGATGAGGCTGACGACGGGGCGCGGTGGAAAGACTGGGTGATGTCCCCTGATGATTGGGATTTCCTCGAAGTGCCATGCACCGCCGAGCAGGAAAAGCGGCTGATCGAGTTCTGCAACGAGGAGAACGGCACCAAGTACGATATGCGGGGTATCGGGTTCTCCTTCCTGCCGATCCCTATCGGCTTGCAGTCTGAAGACCGCTGGTTTTGTTCGGAGATTTGCGTGGCGATGCTTCAGCAGATAGGGTTCATGGTTGGCTACACCCCGTCGAGCGTGAGCCCGAACAAGCTGTACAAAGTCCTGAAGAAAGAACTGGAGGCCCGTCGTGAAAAAGCAGATCGGTAGTTTCGTCGTAGGGGCGGTGTCGACGGCGGCCATCCCCGCCAGCTATGGCATAAAAGACTGGCGCGTCCTTGCGGCATCGGCGGCTATCGGCGGCATCGGTGCGCTCTTTGGCGTTAACGTGCCAAAGATGGCGAAGGCCGCCAAGGGAAAGTTGGCGGCCAGGAAAACGACAGAAGTCTGATAGCGAACCATAAAGCAAGTTACAAAAAGCCCTCCTATTTCAAGGGGGGCTTTTTTATTTTACGTAGCGTACACATTATTGTTGACATAGGGGAAATCCAGCTGTAATGTACACAAAAATTTGCAGCACAACCGCTTGATAATCACCGGAGGTAGACATGGCGAAGCTCAAGGATTTGGCGTTAAAGGGGGCGGGCGACCGATTGCTTTTCGATCTGGCCCTGATCTACGAGAAGGAGGGCTACAATACCAGAGACATGGGGAGCCCGGAGGTTCAGGCGCATATCCGCCGCATGGCAGATGCCATCAAGGCGAATGGCACTGAAGCTTTCCCGGAGATCACGGTATTCCAAGAGGGGGATCGGGTATTTGTGCATCGCGGTCATTGCCGTCTGCGTGCTCACAAACTGGCAAAGGACGAGGGTGCTCCAGTCCTTGGCATACGGGTCATCGCAGCTCCAAAGCAGGATGATGCCGAACGCGCACTGGACATTCTCGCCAGCAACGACGGGTTGCCTCTCACCCCTCTTGAAAAGGCGGCGGCGGTGAAGCGTCTGCTTAAATTCGAATGGACCCCGGCAGACATTGCCAAGGCGCGGGGCTGTTCCGTCACAGCCATCACCGACCTTATCAGGCTGCTGGATGCACCGGAAGAAGTAAAAGGCATGGTGCAGCGCGGCGAGGTTGCCGCCAGGACCGCGACCGACGTTATCCGCAAGGAAGGAGGTGAACAGGGCACAAAGACCCTCCAGAAGGCCGTAGAGACGGCTAAGGAAGCGGGCAAGGCCAAGGCCACGGCAAAGCATCTGCCGAAGACCGAGAAGAGCGCCGTATCGCCCGCTCCTGTCAACACAAAGCCCGCAGCAACCCATGCCGTGCCGAAGGCGTCCAGCGGCATCAACTATGAGAACTGGGGTCCGAAAATGAAAAAGCTGCTTGAGAAGCTGCGGGATGTCGAAAACATCGCGGAACTCCAGAGCCTACAGGCACAGGTCGGCCCCTTCTTGACGGGGATGGTGAACAAGCCGGGGGGGGTATGATGAGAGACTTCAAGAAACCCTTCAGCAGGGGCAAGAAAAGCAAGGCACGGGTTTTGACGCCCGTTGGGGTCATCGCCCTCGTTGCGGCCATACTCGTTATGCTGCTGGCCGGGGAGTTCGGGCGCAAACTGTACCTGCACATGCAGACCCCCGTCCCGCAGATTGACCAAGCCAAGCAGGAGCGGGCCGAGTACAAATCGGCGCTCCAGATTTTGGAGAGCCTGTAATGGGACCGCGAGCCAAGCGCAACAGCAGCGAGGCCAGGACGGAGACGTTGGTTTTCAGGGTTACGGCGGAAGAGAAGATCCTGATCGGCAAGAAACTTCCAAAAAAGGAGAACATGAATAGGTTTTTGCGGGAGATAGTGAAGACGGCGCTGGGGTTACAATAAAAAAGCCGCCCCGGTGGGGAGGCGGCAAAACTGCTGTACTGCAAGGAAGGTGTGCCAGCAATAGCACGGACTTCCACAACTGTCAAGGGGGGAATCAGTAATGGCAAAGACGGAAGTGGTTGGGAAAACAGTTGCAGAATTCAGCCTGAAGGATATGGCGCTACAGGAGATCGGGAAGGTGGGGGCGGGACTCTCCCTTCTGACCGAGCAGTACGGTGGCAAGACCTACGATGTCATTACCACTGTCGGCATGGACGCGGCCAAGGCTGCAAGGGCCGACATCCGGGAAAAGCGTTACAAGATCCCGCACATCGTCAAGGAAAAGAAGCAGGAGCTGAAGAAAATCGGTGAGGACATCCAGGCGGAAGGCGACCGCATCACGGAACTGCTCATGGGGCTGGAAACCCCCATAGACGACCAGATCAAGGCTGAAGAACAGCGTAAGGCCGACATCAAGGCAGAGAAGGAGCGGGTCGAGGCCGAGCGCAAGGCGGCCATCACGGCGCAGATCGACAAGATCAGGAACCTGCCGCTCAAGGCTGTGGATGCCGAGAACGCGCTGGAACTGGAGGCATTCATCGCAAAGGTCGAGGCCATGGCGATTGACGCCCGTTACGCGGAGTTCGCCGAGACAGCTCAGACGGCAAAGGATGAGGTTGTTGCCAAACTGAAGGAAATGCTCGCGGGCATGCTGGGCAGGGAAGCTGAGGCGTTGCGTGTCAAACAGGAGCAGGAGAACGCGGCAAGGATTACCCGTCTCAACGACGGCATCCGTGCCATCAAGGACCGCCCCCGTGTCTGCTACGGCAAAACCTCTATCGAGATGTCTGTGGAGTTGGAGGCATTCCATCTGCACGATCTGGAATCATTCGAAGAACTCACCGAAGAGGCTCTTACCGCCTACGCCGACGCTTGCGAGGAAATCCGCAAGATGATCGCTACAGCATCCGCACAGGAAGCCGAAGCCGAGCGTCTGAAAGAGCAGCAGGCAGAGCAGGACCGCATCAACGCGGAGAAAGAGCAGCAGTTCGCCGCCGAGCGCAAGGAACTGGACGACCTGCGCGAGATGAAGCGCCTAAAGGACGAGGCGGATCAGAAGGAGCGGGACCGGGTTGACACCATCCGGCGGATGATTGCCGACATCAAGGCGTGGCCGCTCAAGTGCCTCAACTTGAGCGCCTTTTATATCCGTTCTGAAATAGAAGGTTCCGAGATGGACATCCCCTGCCTCGAAAAGGACTACGCCGAGCTTACTGCCGAGGCGGAAGCGGAACGCCTTATTGCTTTGTCTACCATGACCACCATGGCCGAAGCCGCTGAAACAGCCGAAAAAGCAGAAGCTGACAGGGTTGCCCTCGCGGCCAAAGAGAAGGAGAAGACCGACCTCGCCGAAAAGGAGCGCGTCGCCAAGGACGAAGCGGAAGCGGAAGAAAAGCGCAAGGCCGAAGCCGCCAAGCTCCAGAAAGAGCATGACGACCGCATGGACAAACTGACCGCCACGCACCTTTCGACACTCCAGGCGATTCTGGACATGGCGAAGGATAAGGGCATCACGGACGCCACGGCAAGGAAGGGCATCATCAGCCTCGCCACTGCCGGAGTAGAGCGAGGGGCTAAGTAATGGCACTGGAACTTGACGACGATTTTCTTGGAGCGCCTGCTCTGCCAGCCGTCATTCCCATTCCGATACTGGCTACAGTTATCGGGGCGGTGGAGGACAGTCCCCTGCTCATTGCATCCAAGAAGGCCGAGCTTCCAGGGGTGACGGAAGAACTCCTTGGCACCATATACGGTGGGGCTATACCCGAAGCTTATACCGTTGCGGAGTTTGTCGCGCAGGCTATCGTCTACGTTGAGACGCTCATTGAACGGGACGGCAGTTGTGTCTTGAGGGACTGGCCCTCATGGCTCTACCACTCGCTGCCGTTCATTTCATCGACTCTGCTCAAAGGATATGCCGAACTGCCGTCTACCACGCGGATACCGTTTGTCCCCGGCGACGATGCTAACATGGGAAGCGGTATCCACGCCTACACGCTTCTGGGTAAAAAGGGGCTGGATGAGGAATGTTTTTTCCTCCCCGAGACATGTGGGGGTAAAGGCAAGGCAGCCTTGGCGCAGCGCGAAATTTATGCTGCGCGGTATCCGAATAAAAATCTTCTGCCGCCGTTTTACGGCACAGAGAAGATACCGGCAATGGAGGTCATCCTGGGGGTAGACCGCGAGTTCCGCGCTCACCCTAAAACCAGTCTAATCCTCGCCAACTCTGAAAAGGAATTGTCGCTGGTATGGGTGGATGCAGATAGTGGCTGCACCTGCAAAGCGCGTCTCGACATATGGGACGCCACGGAACATATCATTTGGGACATCAAGAAGTGCCGCGCCATCGACGCCTTTCCTTGGCAGATAAAGGAGCTGTTTTACGGGGTCCAGAGCGGGCATTATTTTAACGGCGCGGTCGCCTGCGGCCTTGGCCCTGTGGCTTTTGGTTTCCTCCCCTGCGAGGCGTTCCCTCCCTATCAGGTCGGTTGCGGCTATCGCGACCCCGACAAGCTCATGGAGGACAGCAATGAGGCTATCAGATTGATCGGGCTGGTGAAGGAGTCGCAGATCACCGGCAAGTGGCCCAACTTCCGGCCACCGGGACACATCTACTCGTGGGCCGACCTGAAGCCCGACGACACCGTAAACGTGTATTAACAACCATAATCGGGAAGAGGAGAAGTATATGTCAGAGACAGTCGAGACAACCGCTCTTGCGGTAATAAGCAAGGCGGAGATAGACCAGCAGGTAGCAACGGCGCGGGCCTTCCCACGGTCCATGAAGGTGTTCCGCGAAGAGATGCAAGCTATGGTGACGATGAGCGAGGAAGTCGCCACGGAGTGCATCTTCGCCCTTCCTCGTGGCAAGGACGACAACGGCGAGGCGAAGTTCATCGAGGGGCCGAGCGCCCGCTTTGCCGAGGTGCTGGTTTACAACTTTGGCAACGCCCGCGCCGGGGCTCGTTTCCTTTCGGAGGAAAGAGAGTACGTGCTGTGCGAGGGCTTCTACCACGACCTAGAGAAGAACATCGCAACCCGCGTGGAGATCCGCCGCTCCATCATGACGAAGAACAAGCAGCGGTTCAACTCGGACATGATAACCGTCACGGCCAATGCAGCATGCGCGATAGCACGGCGCAACGCCATCCTCCAAGGAATCCCCAAGGCCCTCTGGTCGGCATACTACGACCTTGCCAAAAAGACGGCAATCGGGGATGAAAAAAGCCTCGCAGCGAAACGCACATGGCTCCTGAAATACTTCATGGCGCTGCAAATTTCCACGGATAGGATCTTCGAGTTCCTTGACGTGAAGTGCGAGGCCGACATCACCCTCGATGATATCGCCATCCTCAAGGGGATCGCCAATGCCATCAAGGAGGGTGCCGTCAACCCCGACAATGCTTTCACTGTAGAGGGTGAGCCGTCCAATGGTCCGACTGGCAGAAAGGGTGCAGCTCTGGACAAGATCAATAAGGCCAAAGAGGCAGCGAAGGCAGGGGAAGTGAAAACAGGGGAAGGCGTGGTCATTGATGCCAAGGTCGAAGAAGTGCCCTGCACCGAATGCCAGCAGGTCGGCGGCCACTCCGATTCGTGCCCGTTGGCGGAACCGCCTGACGAGGCTTAACAGTTTGCGGCGGCGGTGTGGACGGACACACAGAGCAGACCCGAAAGGGGAGATATCTAGGGCGCTCACTTCGCCTCCCCGGTAGCCATGCAAGCTACATGAGAAGCAGCCGGTATCAATCCCGGTCCGCCGCAATTCAACAAGGAGTAAATCATGCCAGCGACCGATGGAAAAGAGAAACCCCTGGAAAAGCCAGCGGGCACCCCGGCAATCATGTCGTCCCGCTACGCCACATCCTACGATGAGAAGCGGGACCCGTTCCACGGGCTCGAATATGACCCCTACACCAAGAAGGTACATGATGCCCGTTGACGCGATTAAAGAGGGTTCCGTGTGAACCTTAAACATCTTCGGCAATTCACCCACTACCAAGCAAGGAGCGTAAACTACATGGGATTTTTAGCAAACACCTTCAGCAGTTGCCAGTTTAAGATTACGACCGAGACCGGAGCCAAGCTCGCCCCAGAATCCATCGCGCATGCACTCGAACTGATGGCCTTCAAGCCGATTGACGAGACCGCCGACGAGAGGTCCGTGGGCTGGGCCAACATCTTCGACCCCTCCCTCACCAAGTTCGACACGTCCGGGGCGCTGTTTGTTGGCGGCCATGCCGCCTTTTCCCTTCGCCTGGATCAGCGCAAGGTTCCGGCTGCCGTACTGAGGGAGCGCATCAAACTCGCTGAAGAGCTGTTCCTCCAGGAAAACCCCGGCTTCACCAAGGTACCCAAGCATAAGCGCGAAGAGATAAAGGAAGCGCAGCGGGCCGCGCTGCTCGCCAAACTCATCCCGGTGCCGACCATCTATGACGTGGTGTGGAACCTCGAAACCAACGTCGTCACCTTCTGCAACCTCTCCGTGCGGGCCATGGACCTGTTCCACGACATGTTCAAGAAGAGCTTCTCCGGCCATGGTCTCCGGCTCATCACCCCCTACGACAGAGCCGAAGTGGAGTGTTCCAAATTCGCAGCCGACTCCAAAGACGTGGGGCTCATCGATGCACTGGCAGCCGCCAACAAAGCGGGTTCCGACTCCGTGCTTTCCATCCTGAAGGAGAACGAGTGGATCGGCCACGACTTCCTGCTTTGGCTGCTTTGGCACGAGCAGGACGGCGGCTATGTGCGCCCGGAGATGACCGCCTACATCGACCAGAAGCTGCTTTTGGTGGGGCCGGGGGAGAGCGGGCCGGAAAAGATCGTCTTCACCGGGGGGCAGTCGAAGATTTCCGCCATCAAGGCCGCCCTCGCCAGCGGGAAGCAGATCACTGTGGCGCGTATCTTCATCGAGCAGGAAGAGAACGGGTGGGCCTTCACCCTGCGCGGCTCCAACTTCGAGTTCGCGGCATACAAGTGCCCCGCCGTCCGTCTGGAGAAGGACAACACCACGGACGAACTGATGGAGCGGCAGGCCGTCTTTCTGGAGCGCGTCGCCCTCGTGGACAAGGGCCGGGAACTGTTCAACGATGTCTTCAGGGCTTTCCTCGCCGACCGTCTCACCATCGAGTGGGCCGCCAAGGAAGCCGACATCGACGCATGGAAGCGGGGTGAAGCATGAAGGAAAAAGAACTGATCGGCATCACGTCCGGTGCCCAACTTCTGGAACTGGTGGGCAAAGCACTGATCTTCAACGGAGGGGTACCCGCGCAGGAGCCCCGCGACCCCTCGAAGGTCATCGACCGCAAGTTCGTCATCCTCGCCTTCAACCCCAGTAACGGCAAGGTCTACACGGAAGATGACGCCCTTCTGCTGTGCGCCAAGGACAAGGCCGTCGTTGATGGTCTCTGGGGCTACTACCAAAGCTGCAAACGTATGGAGGTAAACCCGGAACACCTAGAGAGTATAGAGTTACTGATGCTCCGGGTAGTTCACTTCCAGCAGGCTATGGGCGGCGGCAGGGTCCCGGATACCGTAGGCGCAGAGCTGCCGCGCTGTCTCAAGGGCGAAGGGCTGTAAAGACGAAGCCCGCCCCGGACATTGAACCGGGGCGGGCAAAGGAGGATCACATTAAAACTATCATTTTCGATACTGAAACGACCGACATCAACGAACCCGAAGTAGTTGAGGCCGCATGGGTCCAACCGGACGGGACCGGCGAATACTGCGAAAGATTTCTGCCGTCTAAGGCCATCTCCCTCGGGGCCATGGCGACGCATCACATCATTCCCGGCGACCTAGTGGGATGCAGACCGAGTGCGGAATTCAAACTGCCTGACGTAGAGTACCTGATCGGGCATAACATAGACTTCGACTGGAAGGTCGCAGGGGAACCCGACATCAAGCGCATCTGCACCCTGGCACTCAGCCGCTGGTTGTTCCCGGAACTGGATAGCCATTCACAGTCGGCCATGCTATACCACTTCCTTCCGCCCGAAGATGCCCGCGAGCTTTGCAGGGGCGCTCATAGTGCGCTTGCCGATGTCAGGAACTGCCTGATAGTCTTCACCTCCCTTGTGGAAGAGATGCGGAACCGGGGGATGTCGGTGAACTCGTGGGGCGGGGTTTATGCCGCTTCCGAGATAGCTAGGGTCCCCACGATCATCTCTTTTGGCAAACACAAGGGTTCCTCCCTCAAGGATCTACCCCGTGACTACGTGGTCTGGCTTCTTAAGCAGTCCGACCTTGACCCGTACTTGGTCCAGGCGTTGAGAGCAGTTTAAACTTATCCCGCTTTTCTGGAGGCTCGGATGAAACTTCATAACATCGCAATAGCCATGGATTTGGAGAAGCAAAACGAGATACTTGCGGAGGGCAACGAGAAGTTGAAGCATATCCTTTATCACCGGAAATTCATTTCCAATCCGGTTGCCCCAGAGAGAAGAGAGGACTGATGAGACCTATCGAAAGTCAGACCCTTGGCCGGACCATCTGGGCGGTTAACTCGGATGAGGAAAGGGGCCAACTCATTTTTGACGGCGTTCCAGCCAGCGACATTTACAGTGCGGGGGAGTTGGAGAGGATGAGGGGCATATCCAAAGAGGGGCTACTCGCCCTCCAGATGGCAAAAGACATCTTCCCTGGGGCTACATTTGAGTCCGTAGAGAAGATCGAGCCGAAACCCCGAACGATCAAGTCGTCGACAACAGATCAAATGTCTTTATTGTAGGAGTTGTCCATGAAGCGATACGACCCGATCATTCTCCAGGCCATCAGCCTTTGGGGTGCAGACAACCAGATCAGGCAGGCAGGCGAGGAATGCGCCGAATTTGCCGTTAAAGCCTTTCAGCACGGCAGAGGTAGGGATGTGCTTGACGGGCTTCTTGAAGAGGGCGCAGACGTCCGTTTGACCGGTAGGGCGATGGACCTGATCTTGGGTGAAGAGGCGATAAACGCATGGGTGGAGATCAAGGCCCGTCGATTACAGCAGCGCATCATTGACTTCAAGGCCGGTACTTACAAAATCATCGGCTGAAAAGTCGGCGATAGTATTTAAAAGTGCTTGACAGTGTTTTAGGGTAAGGGTAGTTTGCAGCTATTAATTTTTTTGTGTTATCCAAAGCCCCTACCAAGGGGCTATAGAGGGGCTATATGAGGGAATATTCTAAAGTATCCCCCGCATTTTGGACAGGGGATACAGGACGTAAGCTCAAGAATCTAGGACCGCATTGCCAGATTCTAGCTCTCTACCTGATTACCTGCCATCACGCCACAATGTTAGGGCTCTACTATCTCCCCGCCGCATACATTTCCGCCGATACTGGCATCTCCCCCGAAGGGGCTATGGAGGCCCTTGGTAGGCTCTCCGAAGTGGGTTTCTGTTTCTACGATGCCCCTTCGGAGTGGGTTTTCATAGCTGAAATGGCGAGGTTCCAAGTGCTTCAGGACGGGGAGCCGCTTGACCCGAAGGACAACAGGATAAAAGGCATCAACAAAGAATACCGCAACATGCCTAACAACCCTTTTTTATTCAACTTTTACGGTAGGTATCAGAAGCTTTTCCATCTGAAGGAGTGCCGTGGTGAAAGCCCCTATGGAGCCCCTTCTAAGCCCCTCCCAAGCCAAGAGCAGGAGCAGGAGCAGGAGAAAGCACAAGAGCAGAAGATTAAACCCTTGTCGGCTGTCGCCGACGTTGCGCTTGAGATCATCCTCAAGAACGAGGCCCTGTTCCACATCACCAAGGCCGACGTTTCCGATTGGGTCAAGCTCTTCCCCAGCGTGGACGTGATAGAGGTACTGGCGCAGATTCAAAAGACCTGCACCACGACCCCTGCCAAGCGCAAGGACGAAGAAGGGATCAGGGAACACATCGTCGGCTGCCTGAAGATGATGCAGGACCGCAAGGAGACCTTCGAGAGGATTTGGAACCGCTACCCGTCGAAGGACGGCAAGAAGGAAGCAGAACGCCACTTCAGGGCTACGGTGCAGACCGGGGATGACCTGAAGGACATTCACACGGCTTTGGACAAGTACCTCGACATGCTTCAGAAGAACCCGACACGGCCCCCTAAGAACGGATCGACGTGGTTCAACAACTGGAAGGACTGGGTTAACTGGGAGGAACCCGCCTATGGAAAAGGAACAACTGGAGGCAGCGAACGCAAACCTGCTGAAACGGCAGGGACAAGAGCGGCAGCGCAAGGCATCGCAACCGGAGCAGGTCATGGGGCTGCTGCCGGATTTAGAGATAAAAGCGATGAGTGGACCTGAGACCGTGAGAAAGTACGCCTGCGAGGTACACCGGAGCGAAGAGCTTCCCTGTGAGGCATGCGAGTGGGAGAAGGCCCAAGCCTTGCGGAGAAAGCAGGCACTGACATCCAAACTGTTCAAGGACATCCTGATCGGCAAGCGGTACATCGGGAAGACCTTTGACGACTACTTCCCGCCGACCGATGAGGCTGTGGAAGTGAAAGAGAAGTGCATAAAGTACGCTCAGACCTTCAAGAACCGCCTCGATAGCGGCGACAGCCTTCTGATGCTGGGAGAGCCGGGAACCGGGAAGAATATGCTTTCGGCCTGTATCTGTCAGGCGGCGGTGGCGCAAGGCTACACGGCGCTGCATACGACCGCCATGAAGCTGGTACGGAAGATCAAGACGAGCTGGGGCAACCCCGATATTGACGAGCAAGAGATGATCGACCTGTTCGCCAAGCCGGACATCCTCGTGGTAGACGAGATCGGGAAGCAGTTCGGCACTAAGGCGGAAGAGATTCTTCTCTTCGAGGCCCTCAACGGACGTTACGAGGATGAGCGCCCCACTATCCTGATAAGCAATCTTGATGAGGCTGGGGTAGAAGACTACCTTGGACCTACCCTGATAGACCGTTTCCACGAGGGTAAGTCTTCGCTGCTGAAGTTCACATGGCCGAGTTACCGGAGAAGATGGTGAACGTCTGCCTGATGGGGAAAGAAAAGAGGGCCAGCGGCAACGTGACATGCCGTTCCTGCCAAGCGCAAGCCGTGACGTGCCCCTTTCCCTGCCTTCCAGGGGGCGCACCCGTTAAAAGCGAGATTTCGAGCCCGGAAGCGAAACCGGCCAAGGCTAAAAAGAAGAAACAGCCTAACAAAACCGAGAGGGAGTACATGCACCGAGTGGCCTTGGAGTATCCTGGGGCCAAGGTACGATACGAGCCCATCACCCTGCACCTCGACAACGGCCACGCCTACACACCGGACATCGGGGTGTTCATGTTGACAGGGGAGATCCTACTGATCGAGGTTAAAGGTGTCGGCAAGAACGGGTTTAAGCATCCAAGCTACCAGCGGGCGCGGTGCATGTTCGATCAGAGTCGCATCGAATTCCCGTTTTGGAAGTGGCGGTGGGCGGAAAGGCGCGGCACAACATGGACTGTTACTGAATAATCAACCAGCAGGGGGGGCAAAGTGGGATCAATTCATTCAGCGAGTTTAGAGACCAGTAAGCGGCTGCAACGGGTGTTTGCTGTACTTTCCGATGGCAGACCCCACACCACTCTTGATATCATATCCGCTGCGCGGGTTTGTGCTGTCAACTCCTGTGTGTCAGAGATAAGAACCAATGGCTACAACGTCAGGTGTGAGCATAAAGGGGTGGGGCTGTTCGAATATACCCTGATCCCGTAAACAACTACAAAGGAGCAGGACATGGCAAGAGCTAATTTCGTGCAGAAGGCGGCGAAGGACAATGAGAAGGCGGGGATCAAGAAGGGCGACTCCTACTACTGGTGGCAGCTCTACAAGAGCCCGAAGCAGTACAGCAAGACCAGACCGCGCCCCAGCCAGCTCACCGGCAGCACATTCCTTTCCGGGTACTACGCCCTTCAAGAGAGGCTGGAAGACTTGAGCATCGACACCCTTGAAGACCTTGAGAGCGAGCTGAACGAGATTGCCGGGGAGATTAGGGAACTGGGGGAAGAGCAGGAGAGCAACAAGGAGAACATGCCTGAAGGGCTCCAGGAAGGCGACACGGGTCAGCTCCTTCAGGAACGCGCTGATGGCATGGGAGAGTGGGCCGACTCCATCGAGAGCATGGAGTTCTCCCTCGACTTCGACGGCCCCAAGGTGAAGTGTAGCGCCGAGGGCTGCGAGTGGACGAGCGAGGACGTAGACGGGACGTGCCCGGAGTGTGGGGCGCACTCGCTGGAGACCGACGAATACACGGAAGCCGTCGCCGACAAGATCCAGGAACTGATTGACGAGGCGCAGGGAAACGACCCCGGCCTTTCATAACCGAGCAAACAGGAGGTAGAGTGCCATGGCAGGCAAGAAAGAAGTGATAGCCGACATCGCCAAGGAGATGGACGGCACAACGAAGAAGGACATCGAGCAGATGCTGGGGCTGGCCCTGGCTTCGATCACCCGCAGGACCGGCAAGGGGGAGAAGATCATCATCAAAGGGTTCGGGACCTTCCAGATGGTCCGGCGCAAGCAGAAGAAGGGCCGCAACCCCCAAACCGGTGAGGATATGACGATTGCAGCTCATGATGTTCTTGTGCTCAAAGGGGGCGGCAAGTGAACTGGGAAACGATAAAGGCATGGTCCTTGGTGGCCGTTGGCATCGTCATTGTCATGGTAGGCGTAGCGTGCTCGCTTCCGTTCTGCCTGGACCGTTGGGACAAGGCGAGGGCGCAGACCCGGATTGAGGTCAAGGACATGGAAGCCGTGGCCGACTACCTCCGAGAGCAGAGGGTACGGGCCGCCCTCATAGGGAACGTGCGGTAATTTGGTGTAGCGCCGGACATTATCAACGATTTACGGAGGTTTCATGCAGGTCGGAACGGCAGTGGAATGGTGCAGTCAGTCAAAGGGGAGTGGGTTTACGCGGAAAGAGGGTGCCGTGGTCATCGTGGTGCCCCCCAGCTACAGGGGGAACGTAGCATCCCTCTTCAGGAGTAAGGGACTGGACCTTTCCCAGTACAACACGGCGAAGCTCACCACAAAGCACTTGGAACGCACGCAGGAGAGTTACATCATCGCAGTCAAGGCCGGGAAGACCGCCAAAGCGAAGCCCCTGCTGTACTGGCCGAGGGTAAGCGACCTGCACATTGTGCAAGGGGGCAAATAGTGGAGCAAGCGCAGGGTGTCGACCGCCAACAGCAGCTTCGTGCCGAGATAGGTCGCGCACTCGAACTGCCATGCTCACCACAAGACCAAGCGGTTCATCAGCGGCTGTCAGAGTTCGACCGGTTGATATGGGATGAGCGGCATTCGGCGCGGTGTGCGCTTTCGATCATCTGGCAGCAAGGCGAGTGCGTATGCGGGGCAAAACCCGGATAGGCCAAAACGAGAAAAGGCCAGACGGTGGCAGCCGTCAAGCCTTTGTATTCTCACCACACACTACTGAGTACCCGCATGAACCCGTGTGCTGACTTTATTGCATTTTTGACTTGAAAACGCAATCAGAAAACACGGGGGGCTGAACATTGGACTGTGACACTGCGATAAGAGAAGACATCATAACCGGACAGGAGCAGATTCTGGGAGTCATGGGACTCACCGACTGGGAAGACATGAAGCACTACCTCTCCCTGCCAGGGTGCCCTGTGTACTCATCCCCCGGCGAGACGAAGAAGCGCGGGCCGAGGCTGGCCCCTCGCTGGGTAGCAAGGAGAAGTGCTCTGGTCGAGTGGGCGAGGACCGTAAGGCCGGGGCAGGCCAACCCCGAGTATCAGAGCGCAAGCGTCCCCTGCATCCCTGTGCATGAAGACGACACCGCGTTAAGGGACGACCTCATCGTCGGCAGGGATCAGATCCTTTACGTCATGAAGCTCTCCCATTGGGACTACATGGCCCCCTATCTCGCCCTTCCAAGGTGCCCTATCACTCAAGTGATACCCGAGGGTGCAAAGCGTGGCAGATGGATGACGAGGCGGTCTCTTCTCGACCGGTGGTTGACTGACATCATGATGCAAAATGGCTAAGGGCGAAAAACCGGGAAAAGAGGCAAAGAAGAAACCCGCTGCCAACAAGACGAAACCCGCCGCCAAGCCGAAGGCCCAAGGGGGGAGCAAGGCCCCCGCGAAGGCGAAAGAGCCGATAAAGGGAGCCACACAAAGTCTTGATGATGACTGGGGCCATGATTTCATGGAGTGTCTTGAAGAGTTGAACCCCCAGCAGGCTCACTTTGTCATGGAGTGGGTCAAGACCCGCAACGGGGTGGCGTCGTACCGTGCTGCCTACGGGGCACATTTGAGTTACGGGACGTGTGGGACCAGCGCCCACAAGCTACTTAAAACGGCTAAAATACGCGCTTGCATCAGAACCATCTCCGATTCTATCGTCAAAAGGTACAATTCCGACCCCGAATTCATCCTCAATGAACTGGCAAAGATGGCCCATGTGAACCTTGGCGACTTCATCGAGATACAGGACGACGGGACCGCCATACCGGACCTTGGCCTTGCCAGTAGGGACATGCTTGCCGGGATCGAAGAGTACCATACCGAAGAGGTCTCCGAGCCGACCGGAGTAAAGGGGGAGACCCCCAACACGGTACGCCGGACCCGGATCAAGCTGGTAAGCAAGCGGGCCGTGCTGATGGACCTTGCCAAGCTCCAGAAGATGTTCAGTGACAACTTCTCCCCCCGTGCGGAGACGGCGCAGATCATCCAGGATCTGGAGGACGGCAAACTGACGCTGGTAGAAGCAGGGTATCGCTTCACGCGCCTGGGCCTACCTCTGCCGGAGATCATCAAGATCCAGCTCTCCAGGCGGGAGGAAGATGAAGGCGACGGGCCTGTCGTCACACCCGTCACCCCTGCCGACCTGGATCGGCTGTACCGTGAAGCCCTGGCGAGCCGCGACAAACAGATGGAGCAGTTCCTCCCCGAGCGGCAGCAGCAGGTCCTTCAGATCAAGCACGACCTCAAGAGCAGCGAAAGCTTCGCGCCTACGGTTGGGTCCGTCGACGGTGCCCCAGAAAGTTTTTAGTGCAACATGAATTATTTGTTTGACATATAATCGGGAAAGTGTAAATTGGGGTGCAAGTATAGCACGCCTCATCATCAGGCGGTTACGCAGACCAAGGGGATAAAAATGAATTGCCCGAAATGCACCGCAGAGATGAAAGCCAAGGTGATAAACGACCCTTTTGATGGTGAACTGGCCTTTTTGGAGTGTTCGGGGTGCGGGAAGTACACAAAGGCGCTCTTTCAGCCCTCCATGGTTGCGGTTCTGGCGTCAAGGATGCGTATCTCTATACTGGCGTTGCAGGTATAGCGGGGCACATCATCAAGGAGTTACGCGAGGGACCCGATGAAAAAAAAGGATCTGGAACTATTGGTTGCTAAGGCGCTGGAGGCATCCAGGCAGGATATGACATCGTTCAAGGGCGTGGATCATCCGCAAGTGCGCGAGTGCTACCTGAAGGCGCAGGGCGCAGTTGATGCCCTTGAGGCAGTCTACGACGCCATGAACGGCAACGCGGTCATGCTTCGGGCTAGGAGCCGGTCATGAGGCAGTACGATTACTATCTCCATCAGAGCGGTGGACGAGCCTTTGACTATTTTGGAGGCGTCGGCGTACCCTTCAAGGTGTCCGTGCTGCGGTTCTTTCTCTGCAAGCTGGCAGGGTATCGCGTCACGAGGGTCCGGGCTGGAGCGCCCTTGTATAGGGTAATGGTCCGGGCCGCGTTGAAGTCGGGGGCTCACCGGCACTCGTGGAAGGTAAAGGAAGCCAGAAAGGGGAGGGGGTAGATCATGGCAGTAAAGAAAGGGCAGGACTTCTACAGGGTATCCGTGAATGACGAGGGCAAGTGCGAGCTGGAGACTCACCGGATCAGCACGATCAACAAGAACGGCATCTATCTCACCGAAGTCAATGAATTCACTTGGGGTAACAAGAAGGCGGCAGGGAAGCGGTTCTCGAAAGAGAAGGTCGTGGGGTGGCTACCTGACATCTGGACCTGCTGGAAGAACCATTGCCGGGACGAAGAGGACCTCAAGAGCAGGGGCTTTCACACAACCAAGCTCGCCGCGTGGAAGGACCCCCGGAACCTGAAGTACCTCGATGAGCCAGAAGACGCGGAGATCAAGCTCAAGGCTGAACGTGCCATCAAGGCTGCCATTACCCGCCTGAAGAAGGAGAAGGAAACTAAGAAGGGGAAAGGGTAGCTGCCGGTAGTAGATGTCGTAACGGTTGAGAGGGGGAGGGGGCATAACGTGAATGCAACCCTACTTGAATGGAGACCTCGCGGGAACGGCCTGCGGGGGATTTCTCCGGGCAACGGGCTCCCTTCCTCTCTCGTTTCACCTAAAAGGATAAGGCCATGAGCAGTAAGAACGGGATACCAGAGTCAGTCAGGGAACTCATCCAGAAGGTTCACGCGCTGGCAGTGCGGGGAGTAGGCGGGGAAGCCGAGACGGCGCAGCGGAAGCTGGACATGCTCCTTGGAAAGCATGGCGTCACCCTTGACGACATCGTGCGGGACCAGCCGAAGACCTACGAGTTCAAATTCAACGGCAAGTACGACGAAATGCTCGTGTCCCAGTGCTACGCGAGCATTGAGCCGCAGGAGAAAGGCATCTACGTTTTCACGCGCCGGGGCCGGAAGTGCCGGAACCTCGTGGGGCTGAAGCTCACCCCTTCCGAGTACATCGACTTCTGCGGGCTGCTCGACTACTACCGCAAAGCTCTTGCCAAGGAGCAGGACAGGTTCTACACGGCTTTTATCCATAAGCATGACCTGTTCTCCCGCGAAGGAAAGGCAGGGACTAACAGCGACAAGGTGGATATGGCGGAAGCCATGCTCATAATCCAGATGATGGGCGCACTACGGGAGAAGTCCTACCAGAAACCGGCATTGCAGATCGAGAGTAAAGGAGAGCATGATGGCATCATTGCCTAGCATCCGGTTTGGGTTCAAGTCCAAGGCCGGGGATGAACTGGATTTCAAATCGGCTGTTACTGTGGGGGCCGATGGCCTCTTCACCATGACCATTCCAGTTGAACTGGAGGATGCCTTGCGCGGTGTGTGCAAAGGGCTCCGTGACGATGGCTCCGGGGTTTACGATACGCCTAAGAGCATCCGGGTCTACGCGCCGTCACTCCAACAGTGTAAGGACCTCATTGGCAAAGCTGGGGAAGAGTGGGCTGCCTGTCAGATCACTGAAGAGGCGGTCATCGTCTATGCTCGTGACATAAAAGTGGCCTACTGTATTGACACGGACGGTGCTATTTACGGCAATGGCTGCGGGCTCCATGGGTATCGTAGGGGCGGGGAACTACACGCGACCAATAGAGCCAAGTTCTATACCGTGGGTTTCGCAGCTAAGTGTATGCTGAAGATCACGTATGTCCGTGCCAGTAGCAGCAAGATTGAGTATAAACAGTCTCCCCACAAGACGCCTCACCATCTGGACTTCCCGGAGACCTACCACGATAAGCTCAACGGGTTCAACTGTCTTTCCATAGGCGATCCTCGCTACATGCAAGAGATGCCCTACACCGAAGAGGCCGCCAAGTTCTTCTATGAGATGATGGCTGGTATTTGTGCGCTCGCAGATAGAGTAGAGCAGTTCTTCGGTAATACCGAAAACGTCATTAATGCCATCGCGCAGGGTAAATCCCCGCTGGCTTTGCCGGGAAGTAGGTTGCAGCAAAATAGTTAACAAGGGGGAAAGGACTAAATGAGTATCGCACTGATCGGATTTATGGACGAAGAAGTAGCAGCGGGCCGGATGGACCCGAAAGCAGCTTTCGAGATGCTGGCAGCAAACACCGTAGAAGAGCTGGAACTGCACGGCAAACAGTACGATGAGGCTATCATGCTGCTCAAGAAGACGGGCGTCATGATTTGCGAGCTTAAGCTGGCGGCCATGGACGCGAAGGAACGCGAGGACTCCCTTCTCCGCACGATCTTCCAGACGTGGAGCTACTTGGGGAAGTACACCAACGATGCCGACGACGCCACGCACGCAAAGCGCCTGCTTCAGAACTGCCTGCTGGTACGCGGCCCGGAAGACATGAAGGCCGCCGTTAAGAAGAGGCTGCTGGCACCGAAGCGCCGGAAGCCGTTCAGCGTGGTATCCGACTATGCGCTGTACGCCCTGTTCCTGTATCTCTTCGGCCACAACCTTGCCACGGCCAACTACGGCATGGCTTTAGTGTGGCTGGCTATGGTCATCTGGAGCGTCGTGGATGTCGCCAAAGAAGCCGCCAAAGGGGGAAAGCATGTTCAAGCGTGAGCGTCGTTACCTTGTGATGAAGGGCTCCGACATGGCCGAAGTTTTGACTGAGGACGAGCAGAACCGGCTTGTTCACCAATCGCGCATGCTCGACGCATGGCGCGAGCGGAACGGCAAGATTCCCCTTGACGTGTTCGTGCTGGAAAGGGACTGGCCGGAGTTCGACATCGCCGTGGACATGGTGCGCCGTCGCATGGAAGGACTGCCGACGCGGGAGGCAGAACTGATTGACAAGATCAGGGAGTACAAGGCAGCTTTCAACATCGCTAACGAGGCTTTAGCCAACGCCAATAAACGGGCATCTAAAGTGAGTGTCGTGAATGGAGACGGCAGCGAGACTGACGGCATCCTTGTCCAAAACAGCACAACCGGCACGGTAGAGGCTTTGCTGTCATCCCGCCAGCCGGGGATGCAGACCATGCTGGACCTCTCCATGTTGGTAAAGCAGCTTTGCCGTGCCATCCTCAACCATCCGACCCGCGTCACTGAGCATGGCAAGACCCTTGCCGACAAGGCCATGGACTACCTCCAGAGGAAGGGGCTACAAGGCTCCCCGCTAAGGGTAGAAGGTGAGAAAGCCTGTCTCCATACGGGCCAGATAGACGGCCTCGTAGATAAATTCCTCAGATGGCCGCTGCCGGAGTCTGTCTGTAGCGACCCCTGCGCCTCAATGCACGGGTATCCCAACCGTGTCGGGACGAATCTCTTGACGGCGACTGAAGCCAAACAGATGATCGAGTACCTGCTTAGTGACTCCAACCCGTGGGTGACGGAGTGGACAGCAAGGGTGCCGCGCTACGCCCTTGTCGCCAAAGCAGACGGGGCCTACACCCGCGAAGCGGCAGACGGGGAGTACGTGAAGTGGTCAGATCACCTTGCGAGGCTTCAAGGGCTGCTGAAGGCCCACGGCGACGCCGCGCTTCAGGAGATCGACCGCCTGCTCGAAGCCGAGAAGTCCCGGAAGGAAATGGACAAGGCCGCGATCATTGAAGCCATCCGGGAAGCACTGGGGAGCGCCTACGACTGCACCCGCGTCTGGAGCGCATGGGGCTGCAATACCATGGGGCCGGATGACTTCTCACTGGTAGCCGAGGACGATGACCGCGTGGAAGAGATAGCTGATGCGGTACTCAAGGCCGCCGTCTCCCCGGCTCCGGCCCCGGACAAAGAGGCCCTCAAGAAGGTTGCCGTTGAGTTCTTCTATTGGTGGCACAACCAGCCGGGGAGCAACACCGAAGAAGGCTTTGACCAGTGGTGGGCGTCCCGTGGCTGAAGGTGAACCCGACATAACAACAGAATTCGCCGAATGGGCGAGATGTAACGGGCATAAAGTGAACGACGGTAACTACTATGACCTATGGGCGCGGTTCCTTGACGATGAGTACAACGACCAGCGCAAACGCCCGGAACGATACCCAGCGTAGAGGCCGATCATGAACGACAAGGATGCTTTGCATAGGCAGCTCATAAGGCTGGGCGACATGATGGGCGACGGCGAACACCACGAGAAGGGCGGTGCGTGGATCAGCCGGGAGTACAAGGCAACCCTCAAGGCCCTTGGCATCCTGCCTAAACGCAAGCGCAACCCCGCCAACACTGAAGCCATCGACAAGAGGATGTCCGAGCGCGTCGCCGTGTTCAAGTGCCCCAAGTGCGGGGGAGACCTGAAGCAGACGAAGAAGGGGTCCATGAGGGCCGCATGCACGGCCTGCAAGGCTAAATTCCAGCTCTTAAAACGAGGTAAGGCATGAACAAGAAGCGGATCAAGTATGAGGGGAACGTCAAAGTGAACCGGGGGCTCGATACCTCCCGGCTCATCCCCAGCCACAACAACCCACGGGAGATAGCCTTTGCCGAAGAGTGGGAACGCCAGAACGTAGATCGGCGCGGCGTGGACTACGGCTTCGGCATCCTGCAAGACCTGTTCATTCAATCGCCGTCCGGGGGGCTCAATATCAGGTGGGACCGGAAGTGCCGCGCACGGATCACCAAGCGAGACCGCTTCATTGTCGCCACGGTCATTCAGTGGCTGGGTTCCAATGTGGGCATGAGCTTCCTTCACGCCGCGCTGGCAAAGTGCGGATACCGGATCGTCAAGATCAAGCCTGCGGCCTCGCCTACGGTGCCATGCTCTACCATGTTCAAGGAGTGCCTTTACAGCGACGCGAAGCAGGCGGAAAGCGAGTGCTGCGGGCACGGGCTCACTTGCGGGACCAACGTGCCGGGGAGTGGCTCCGATTAACTAGCGGGGGACCTGATGGAGCCTGACATCACCATTGAATTTGATACGTGGGCCAAGTCCAAGAGCCTAAGCGTAGAAGACTCCAACTTTTACGACCGATGGGCGCAGTTCCTTGACGAAGAATATAACGATCAGCGCAAAAATCCGGGGGATTTCCCTCTTTAGGAGAAATGTATGAGCGAGAAACTTCTTGTAATGCGGGTTGCCGAGTCGAAGATCGGACGGGACTTGTCTGTGCGAAGCCTGAAAGAGATGATAACGGCCTTCCAGTTGCAGACCCGGAAACTACGGATGGCCTACACCAAGCCCCCAATGTCGAACGCCTGCGAGTACGTGTCGCTGGCCTACGACGAGGCACGGGCCGTGTTCGAGCGGGCGCTTCATGATTTGGAGATGGCGGGCAAAAGACTCGAAGACGAAAAGCAGGTTGACAGATTGGAGTAAGCGGTGGTAGAAGCATAGCCACGGTCATTATCAAGGGATTAGGAGTTTTGCTATGTTTGGTGGGAAACTGCGGTGCCCTGTCTGTAACCAGTACGCACCCGACCGTTGCACCTGCAACAAGAGCAGCATCATGGTGAAAAAGATTGTGGAGACCTTGGGGAAGTACCGGATTGACGTTTCGACCGAGAAAGCGACTCAGGCGGCCATCTCTCAGGTCCTGCTTGAGAGCAACCTCGCCCACGAGCGGGAGTACATTCTTGACGATGGCCGGGGTAGCCTGATCGACTTCTTCATCCGAGAGCGTCGGCTTCAGGGTGCCACGGTGGGGATGGAGCAGGGCATCGGTATCGAAGTGAAGATCGACGGAGGGGCACATGACATCTACCGGCAACTGGAGCGGTACTGCAAGACTGGGAAGCTCGCCGCGATCCTGCTGGTGACGAATCGCGCCATGGGGCTCCCCAAGGAGATAGCCGGGGTCCCGGCCTACTACTTCGCGCTGGGGAGGCAATGGCTATGAAGGTGGATGACTTTCTTTCAGGTAAAGACGAAGAGGAAAAGCAGCAGCTCACCTTTTCAGAAGTGTGGGATGCGGCGGTAAACGCTGCCTTCCGGGCGATGGCAGAGGGCGGCTGCCTTTCCTGCCGCTACAAGAGCGAGCAGGCGGCATGCCTTCACCCGATCATGACGGAGCCGGAGCGTTTGGAGGACCCTTATGAAGGGTAGGACCTACGGCACCCTGTTCCTTCACGCCACGGGGCAATACTGGTACATGGCCGATACCGAGCCCCATATCAACATCAAGCTCAAGAGCATTTTCCCGAAGATTGCCAAGATGATGGTTCCGCCCTTCTGCTTCGAGAACTCCAAGGAGAACTGCGCCGACCTCTATTGGTTCTCCCAGCGGTACGCACTCAGGATCACCGACGACGACGAGCAGGCCCTCGTGGCGGGGAAGGATCGGTTCTATCAACCAGCTTGCCATGGAGGCCATACTCACCCCGGAGTACACCCCGCCGCTTTACAGTGCGCTGCGCGAAGGTGAGGGCATTCGGCATTACCAGTCTCAGGCCGTGGAACTGCTGCACAAGAACGGCGTCCTGCTTTGCGGTGACGACGTGGGCCTTGGCAAGACCTACGTGGGCATAGGGGCATGCCTTGACCCTCAACACCTTCCCGCTGCCATCGTGGTCCAATCTCACCTTCCCCGGCAATGGAAAGAGAAGTTCGAGCAGATGACGCACCTGAAGGTTCACGTCATCAAGAAGACGCGGAGCTATCCCCTTCCCCCGGCAGATGTCTACATCTTCCGCTATACCTGCCTTGCCGGATGGATCGAGACCTTCACTACCGGCTACTTCAAGACCGTCATCTACGACGAGATACAGGAGCTGCGGCACGGGACCCGGACCAGCAAGGGGCAGGGGGCAAACTACCTTTGCCAGAACGTGAAATGGTCCTTGGGTCTCACCGCCACGCCGGTCTACAACTATGGCGACGAGATGTGGAACATCTTCAATCTGCTGAAGAGTCATTGCCTTGGCAGCTATGACGAGTTCCTGCGGGAGTGGGGCGCAACCAACGGCAACGGTGCGTCCAAGATCGAGATCAAGGACCCGAAGGCGCTGGGCTCCTATCTTCGGGAGCAGTACCTGTTCCTGCGCCGGACCCGCGCCGAAGTGGACAGGGAACTGCCGCCCGTCAACCGGATCATCGAGACGGTAGGCTACGACGAGACAGTGGTGAAGTCGGCGGAAGAGCTGGCGCGGCAGCTCGCCGTTCGGGCATCAAGCGGGACCTTTATGGAGCGCGGCCAAGCGGCCCGCGAGTTGGACATGATGGTACGGCAGATGACCGGCGTTTCCAAGGCCCGCCACGTCGCCGAGTTCGTCAAGATTCTGCTGGACAACGGGGAGCCCGTCGTGCTGGCAGGCTGGCACCGGGAGGTCTACGAAATCTGGCTCAAGGAGCTGGCAGAGTACAAGCCCGTCATGTATACCGGCTCCGAGTCGCCCGCACAGAAGAAGGCAGCGGAGCAGGCGTTCATCACCGGGGCGAGCAACCTGTTCATCATCTCCCTGCGTTCCGGCGTGGGGCTGGACGGTCTACAGGCGCGGGGCTCCATCATGGTCATAGGCGAGCTTGATTGGTCTCCGGCTGTTCATCATCAACTTATAGGGCGGCTGGACCGCGAGGGGCAGACAAAGCAGGTCATGGCGATCTTCCTTGTCTCCGACTCCGGGTCCGACCCGCTCATCATCGACCTGCTGGGTCTCAAGGCATCACAGGCGCAGGGCATAGTAGACCCTCACCTTGGCGTTCAGCAGGTCCATTCCGACCAGACACGGCTTCAAATGTTGGTCAAAAAATATCTCAAGGGGAGAGGGCACCATGTCGATGTCGAACAAGCAGGCGAGGGATCACCACAAAAAGACGGGGGAAGTACCGGAAGGGTTCGTGAAATTGGACGACGGGGAGATAATCCCCCGGAGCAGGCTTTGCTCTTCACTGAGGACCGGGAACGAGGACCCTACGCTAAGGGCACGACGGAACGGGACGGCGTACCGTGTGACTGAGAGCGGAGCGCATGTCCGGCTGGGAGAGAAGAAGCTCTCCAAGGGCGAGAAGAAAGCCTTGAAACGCTTCAAGCGGAGCATCGCGGCAGACCCCGTAGCGCAGAAAGCTCTGGAGCTGATGTCGGACCCCGGCAGACAGGTCAAACCGCACCGCTCCGGGGGCGCTCAAGTCGCCGTCGCGGGTCCTTCCGTGGAGCTGGCAATGAAGATCGAACCGGGACCCGGACCCAGAGGCAGCTCCCCGGCAGGCGGGACGCCGTTCGACGGATTCGAGCGCAGGGTATGCGAGATCGACCAGTGCGAACACATGGCTGTCTGCTACGGCACGGAGATGGCCTTGCGTCACTACACCTACGAGATCACCCTCCCCCCGATGACCCCGGAGCAGCGCGAGTGGTGCCTCGAAGAAATAGCGAGCGTCGAAGGGTACAGGCGGGCCGAGTTCGAGGACGCCACGGATAAGGAGCTTGCCAACTGCGTCATGGCGGCATGGTCCGACTATTTACGGGATAAGGGGTTACTCTAATGGTGAAAAAACATCCGATTTTAAAGAAGGTAAGGAACCTGCGGCTTAAAAGCGGAGACATCCTTATCGTGGAAACCCCGCACCCCAAGCTGCACATGCCCGCCATCGAGCGCATGGCGCAGCAGATCAGGAAGGCCAACCCCGGCAAGGAGATTGCCATCCTCTTGACCATGCCGGGGGTGGACATCATCAATATCACCGAAGAGACCTTGAACGCGGCGGGTTGGATCAGGAGGCCGGAGCCGGAGATACCGACCCCGGAGAGCATCGTCGCCATGAGCAAAGCGCACCATGAACTGGAGCGCGGATTGCCGGGAGCGAAAAAGGAGGGCTGCGCCGAGGGGGAGACCTGCAACCGGGACGGCTGCCAAGGAACCATGGTGCTGGAGCCGCCTTACAACTGCACCTGCTTCCAGAACGCCCCCTGTTCCGCCTGCATGGGCCGTAACGTCGTCTGCGATGAGTGCGGGGAGGCCGCGCTCAATGGAGACTAAGACCTTCACCCGTGGACGGAAGTGCAATGAGTGCCTATGTCGCTACTGCCAACACCCGAAGTGCCTTGGCCGGTTGTCGTGCAAGGCCGGGACCTGCACCGGGGCTACTATCGGTTGCCGAGAGGCTAAATAACTGGAGAGCGCCATGAAGCAAGACATCATCATTGCATCTGAAGAGCAAAGGCAGCGGGCGCTGGCACTGATCGAATCTCTAACGCTGATCCCGGCACACAAAATCAGCATCCGTGAGTACAAGAAGGACCGATCAGTGAGCCAGAACCGTCTCTATTGGCAGTGGCTTACTGTTGTAGGCGATGAACTGGGGGAGCCTAAAGAGGAGGTCGCCGAGCGGTACAAGGACAAGTTCCTTGTCAACATCTACGAGCGTGACAACTCGGACTATGCAGAGATGATCCAGTCGCTCCGGTCGATCTGGCAACAAGGGATGAAAGCCGAAGCTGTCAGTCTGCGAAAAAAGATCGTCGCATTGACCTCGACAACCACGGCCACGGTTAAGCAGATGGCTGAGTTCCTGACATCAATCGAGCATGATGCCGTGAGTCTGAATATCTGTCTGCCTCATCCAGACGATCAATACTATGAGGCGATGGGGATTAAGACAGCGAAAGATCCCAATCCATAGAATTAAGTTGACACACTGACAGACTTAAGCTAATTTCGCATCTTGCTCACCGTCCCGCCCTGAACCGTTTCAGCTTCGAGCTGTTCGCCGGTAAAGGGCACCCACGGTAGATAGAGTTGGCCCCGGTACAGTGAAACGTCGCCGACTACCCTTCCACTACTGCCGTACAAGAATAAAAGGTCCATGACTTAGGTCGTGGGCCTTTTTTTATGCTTGTTCGCAAATAATGCTTGCACAGATAAACGCCTTCCTGTAATGTCCGTCAGCAAGCAACGCTTACAAAGGAGCAACCGTGAAAGAGTGTCCTAAATGTGGTGGTACTGGCAGGGTGGTAGACGATACAATCTTAGGGGCCGAACTCAGACAGTTGCGGGAGGCCAAAGACAGGAGTTTGCGCTCTGTCGCTGCTGGATTGAAGCTTTCCCCTGCGTACATAAGCGATCTGGAGCATGGGCGGCGTTCGTGGTCTGGCACATTGGAAGCAAATTACCGTAAAGAACTGGAGGTGTAAATGTCTACGGGTATTCCTTGGGTCGACGAGACGATAAACCCCATCATCGGGTGCTCTAAGGCAAGCCCCGGCTGCAATTCGTGCTACGCCGAGGGGATGGCCCGCCGTTTGGCTGCAATGGGCAAGGAAGGGTACAAGGAAGTCGTCACTGATAACAAGTGGAACGGCACGACAGCCTTTGTCCCTTCCGCGCTGGACAAGCCGTACCACTGGCGGCAACCGCGTTCCATCTTCATCGGGTCCATGGGCGACGTGTTCCATGAGTCGGTGAAGGTCCATTGGCTCGATGCCATCATGAAGATGATCGCACTGAACGGTCATCACACTTTCATCCTGCTCACCAAAAGGGCCAAATGGATGCAGGAGTATATGCTCCGGACCATAGATAAACCCCTTCATAACCTTATCCTTGGCGTCTCTGCCGAGAACCAGCAGATGGCAGATGAACGCATACCGCTGCTACTCCAGACCCCAGCGGCCAAGCGGTTCGTTTCTTTGGAGCCGATGGTGGGGCCGATAGTTCTCCCTGGCTGCCCTGAATGTAAAGGAGTGGGCGGCTATGTCGGGGCATCCCTGGGGTTCTGTAGCTGCCCCACTTGTGACGGGTCCCCCTTTGTGCCGCTTGATGGTGTAATCCTCGGAGGGGAGTCTGGTGGTAATGCCCGCCGTCTCAATTCGGCATGGGTCAAGGCCGTCCGTAACCAGTGCGCCGAGGCCAACGATATCCCTTTTATGTTCAAACAGGGATCAGGCGAGAACGGCAACCGGACACCGGGGCACTGGAGCGAGAAGCGTAATGGGTTCCCGGTCCTCGACGGGGAGATCCACACTGAACTTGCATGGGGGCTCAAATGAACAGGGACGAAGCACGGGCACGGTTCAAAGACGCGGGGCTCACCTACGGCAACGTGGACGCCGCAAGCCTCCAGCGTCTGAAGGAACTGATAGACGAGAAGATGGTAGCCAGCGGCCTGATGAAGGGCTCCTACAGGTGTAACGACAAGGTGAAGCTGCAAGGCCAGGGCAAGGCTCAGTTCTTCGCCGGTATCGAGTGCCATGCCTTCTACTTCGACAAGCGGGAGGCCGTGAGCTTCAACCAGGACGGCTTTATTGGCTTTGCGGGATGGTCCGACGACACCAACGTGCAGCCGATCCTTGAGGGTTTCGTGGCGTGGGTGGAAGAGCTGGAGCATGGGCAATGACCAAAGCCATCGGCGACAAGCCCTTCAAGTGTCCCATGGTGCCCAAGATCACCCAACTGGGCTGCCTGCTGAACAAGCTGAAGCACGGGTCCTGCGACTCGTGCCCCGGCGTGAAGGATTACGCCGATGAAGCCAAGGGGCTGCTGGAGAAGCTGCTCGTGATAGCGTCCGGGTCCATCCTTCCGATGCCCGCCATGGTCAAGACCTTGCCGGGGTTCGTCATCCCTATGAGGGAAGAGCGAATCAAGGCGCTGGAAAGCCGGGGAGTCGGCCCGGAGCAGGCCGGGGAGCTGCTGGAGATGTTCCTCGACGGGGAGATTTTCACGAGAAAGCCAGTCGTGGGCCCCATAGCGAAAAGCCGGATCAGGCCGGAGGGCTAGATGAGTGAGACGCCTAAAGCAGTCGTTCGGTGCCTCGTGTGCGGGCGCAAATTGACCGGTGAAGAATCCATCAAGAGGCGGATCGGTACCGGCTGCTGGAACCTGCTGCAATCCGTCCGGGCGTCCAAGAACAAGCGGCGACTCTTGACCAAGGGGCGGAAGAAGCGCAACGACGTGAAGGTGTGGCAGCAGGAAGAACTGCCGTTGTTTCAGGAGGGGGAATGCAGTTCAAAGACCGAGTAGGCCGATGCTACGAGCTTTCCTTCAGGGCAATGCGCCGGGGCGCGTGGGACCACTTGGCGCAGGGCTACCTTCACTTCCAAGGGGCCTGCATCCATCATGCGTGGCTGGAAAGGTCCGGGGCCGTCTATGATCCTGTCTTCGACGCTGAGTTCCCAAAAGAAGCCTACTACGGGATGTTCCAAGCGGAGGATGTCGTCCTCTACACCCCGAAGCAGGTATGTGAGCAGGCGTTGAAAACCGGAGTCTACGGGCCATGGGAAGAGGTTGACGACAGCAGGCTAAAGCTGCTTTCGGATGGCGAAGACGGCTTTACAAGATCGGGACCGAGCAAGTCGGCAAGGGGGTAGGGTGAAGTATCGAGCATTGAAGGCCGGGGAGATTGTCCAAAAGGGCGACGAGTACATGAGCTACCACACTCCGGGCGTGTTCGGCCCTGTGCAGGAATGCACCATCGGGCAGGCGTTGCTCGAATGCAACACACCTTACTACAGGCGTCCCGTGACAAGCTAAGGGCTGGACGTGCCCGTGGAAACAATCAAGGCCCCGGCAGACAGGGTAAAACCGGAATATCCCATACGAAGCCGATGGGTACAGTTCGCAGGAAGCGGGCGCGTCCTTAAACAAGGGGGTAGCATGAAACTCAGCGAGGCAGGCGAAGCAAAAGAGCGGGAGCGGTTCGAGGCGTGGGCGTCCGAGCCGATCAGGGCCGACAAGCTCCCCTTGGTGCGACACATTGAAGACGACGGCTACGTGGATCACCGGACCTATCTGGCGTGGTACGCATGGAAGGCGCGGGCGGTTCAGGCCGTCGAACCCGAAATGTGCAAGATCGGCCACTTGATAGCGACGCAAGACAACCGGATCACGGACGCGCCTATCTTCATCGTGCAGCAGAAGCAAAAGACCTACGGCGTGAGCGAAGACTACACGGACCTTTACGACTGGTGCCATAAAGACGGGGAAGGGACCGCCGACGAGACCCTTGCTGCGCGGCTGGAAGCAAAAGATCGGCAGGGCAAAAGCACGGGCAAGTGGGCGAAGATCTGCTACGTCGAATTGTGGGAGTTCGTGACGGCCTGCTTCACGGAACAGGGCTGCATCGACTACCTGAAGCGCAATGGTCACAACCTAAGAGAGACCCGCATTTATGCAGACGGTAGCTTTCGTAACGAGGAATTCCGCAACGTGCGCGAGTTCCTGAAGGAGATGGCAGCATGAAGCGGATCAGGATTACCGGAGAGGCTACCGTGAGGTTCGTCACCTACATCGAAGTACCAGACGATGAGGTGAGAGAGCTGCTTGACGATGACGAAAATCTGAAGACCAACGTGGACGAAGACGGCGGTGAGCGGCAGGTCATCTCGTGGGATTTCATCCGTGGGGAGGTGATGCCGTGAAAAACGTATGCGAATGGAAGCTAGTGCCAGGGAAGAAGGCGACCTATAACACGTCTTGCGGCAAGGTCATGGTGTTGTCGGAGCCGCCCGAAGACGGCGAAGAGTGCCCGTGCTGCGATAGACCGGTGGAGGTGAAATGAGGACCCTTAGCGTTATGCAACCTTGGGCGATGTTGCTCACTACCGTCAACCCTGCTACGGGGCAGCCATGGAAAACCGTGGAGAACCGGGACTGGCGCTACGATCCCAAGATACGAGGCCCGATCCTGATCCACGCCGGGAAGAAGATCGACCGCGACGGCTACAACTGGGTCCGGGAGACCTTCCCCGACATCCCCCTCCCCGGCCTGAAGGAACTGGAGACGGGCGGCATCGTCGGCATCGTCAATCTCACGGGTTGCATGCGCGGCTGCGCGGGTAGGGTAGCCGATCCTTTTTTCTTCGGCCCCTTGGGGCTGGTAATGAAGAACGGCAAGCCGCTGAAGTTCTTCGAGTGCAAGGGCCAACTGGGGTTCTTTGACGTGGTATATCCTCACCCGCTGTCTATGGAGACTGTGAAGCGATGGGAAGACTGGAGCAAGAGCTAACGCCAGAAGAACTGGAACGGAAATACTACCGCAAGTTTAGGACGGGCTTCACGTATAAGGAAGTCTCCGACATGCTTTGGTCCTATGACGATGACCCGTCCACATGGCACAAGGCCAATGCAGTCGGCAAACTGACTGAAGGGACGCGGCCCAATACCAAGAAGAAAGTTGGCACCCGTCGCCATTCTATCCTTGGCAAATGGAGGGAAATTAAGTTAGAAATGTGGCACCGTGTCCTTGCGGAGTGTGGCGGCCTGGATCGGTACATTGAATGGATTGAAAACTTTAAGGCACAGCGGAGGGCGGCATGAAGCGACAGGTAATTTGCGACTACTGCGGGAAATCCGCCAAGCTGGTAACTGGGAAGAAGATTTACCCCCGGAGCCCCGCTCTTGCCAAACTGAAGATATGGGCCTGCCTGTCGTGTGACGCACACGTAGGGACTCACAAGGACAGCAAGGACCATGCGCCCCTTGGCCGCTTGGCAAACAAGGAACTGAGGGCGTGGAAGATCAAGGCGCACGCCGTCTTTGACCCGTGGTGGAAGTCCGGGGAGATGAACAGGAAAGAGGCGTACCGCCGCCTGAAGGTTCTACTGGGCATGGACACGCAGCCCCATGTCGGCTTTATGTCGTTGGAAGAATGTAAGCGCATGGTCGAACTGGTAGCAGAAGCCAGCAAACCCTCTCCTGCGGCGGTGCCCCTATGAGTAAAGGAATAGGGGGGCACCATTCCCATAAAATGGGTAAAGACGAATGGTTGACCCCGCCCGCCATCGTCCAGGCACTGGGAGATTTTGACCTTGACCCGTGTAGCCCGATAAACCGACCGTGGCCCACTGCGAAAAACCACTATACCATAATCGATAACGGGTTAAAAAAGCCGTGGGAAGGCAGGGTATGGTGCAATCCTCCTTATGGGGCAGAAGCGGCTGTGTGGTTGGGCAGGCTTGCTGACCATGGGGATGGGGTTGCGCTGATCTTTGCCAGGACTGAGACCGATATGTTTTTCCGACAGGTATGGGAACGCGCAACCGGGATGCTTTTTATCAGAGGAAGACTCCATTTCCACCACGTAACAGGAGAGAGAGCACCCGCCAACTCCGGGGCACCTTCATGTCTAGTCGCCTATGGGGGCAATAACTACCAAACCCTTGCGAACTGTGGTATTGAAGGTCAACTTGTGCAGTTAAGGAGTTACCTTTGGCTAAACCGAAGAAGCAGAAGAAGAGCATCCTCAACGATCCCCGCTATTGGGAATACTGCCTCAGATACCACAACGATTTCACCCGCTTTGTCTGCGAAAACTCCGTACAGCAGCCGAGCTGGCAGCAGCACCTTATCATGGACGCAGTGAGCAAGCCAGGGTGCAAGGTTGCCATCGCTTCCGGCCATGGCTGTTTCGGCAAGGGAACCGGCGTTCGCATGTTCGATGGCACCGCAAAGGCCGTCGAGGATGTTATCGAAGGCGACGTTCTCATGGGGGACGACTGGACCCCCCGGAACGTCATTGATGTGGTGCGCGGCAGGGAAGCGATGTACCGCTTCACCTATGACAACGGCAGGAGCCACGTCTTCAACGACAGCCACTACCTGTGCCTGATTATCAAGGCGACAAGGGAGCGGGTGCAGCTACCAGTCAGCACTTGGCGCTGGATGGAGGCTGCGGAGCGGGAAAAGTATGCGGCTTATCGGGCCATCGCCCCCGGCGTCGAGATGCAGATCAACATTGTCAGCGCCGTGCTGGTCGATGTCGTCGGCGACTACTACGGCTTTGAGGTGGACGGCAATCACCGTTTTCAGGCCGAAGACGGTACGGTTTTTTCCAACACAGGAAAATCGTTCCTTATGGGCTGGTATTGCTGTTGGCACGCCACCGTAGTCGATCCCTACCTCGCCCTCAAGGCGCTCCATGGCGAAGTCCATCCCGACATCTTCTCCCAGATGCTTCTCACTGCCAACAACGTCGATCAGTGCCGGATAGGCGTATGGAAGTACATCGACTCTGCCATAGCGCAGGTCGAGAATAACTTCCCGTGGTTGCAGGGCCATTTCGTCAAGGACACCAAGCGGTTTTACAACAAGAGCTTCAAGGACCTCTGGTATGTCATGGCGAAGACAGCCAGCAAGCACAAGCCGGAGGGTGTGGCAGGTCAGCACGCGAAGCAGTACACCGTCCTGATAGACGAAGCATCCGGGGTTGAGGATGTCATCCACGACATCCTCGAAGGGGCGCTCACTCAGGACGGCAACCGGCACATAATGATAAGTCAGCCGACGCGCAGCGTAGGGCGGTTTGCTGAAGCCTTTGGCACCCTGAAGTCCATCTACCAGACCTTTAACCTGAACGCCGAAGAATCCCCCCTTGTGGATCGTCCTTGGATCGAGGCTCACCTTGTCAAGTACGGCGGGCACCACTCCCCGGAATACCAGATCAAGGTGCTGGGGCGACTCCCGGATAACCTCTCGGGGTTCCTGATCCCTAAGACGTGGCTGGAGCAGTCGCAGACGGATGTCATAGTCCATAAAGAGGCGTGGGGCTGGGTGGCAACCGTCGACGTCGCCGAGGGCGTTCACCGCGACAGTTCCGTCTACACCCTTTGGAAGGTCTCAGGGTACGGCCCGGAGAGGCTGGCCGAGGCGATAAAGCAGGTTGAGTACCTGGAACTGGATGAACTGAAGTTCGCCCGCGAGATGTACGCCGACATAGGGCACTACCCCAACATCACCTTTGCGGTCGACGGCGACGGCCCTGGCAGAACCGTCATCCTTCACCTCGAAGAGCTGAACTGTCTGGTTGAGCGCATCAACTGGGGGCTCCCCCCTCATACCGATGCCGATAAGAAGCGGTACAAGAACCGGCGTGCGTTCTCTAGTGTCAAAACCCGCGAGGCGATCTTCACCCGCAGGCGCAGGCTCCCCCCCGGCAAGAAGGTCGTGGAGCAGGGCTCCCGGATACCGTACAAGATTGACGAGGCGGGCCGCTACGTCATCATGCCAAAGGACCAGATGAAGGGGGAAGGGATCAAGTCCCCCGACCTCTTCGATACGGTGTGCTTTGTCGAGCTTTGCGACTACGTGCCGGTGGGCGACGTAGAGCAAGAAGGGCAGAACGACCTGATACAGGCGGCTATGCGAATCCTGAACGGGGAAGACATGGAGAAAAAAAGAGCAGCGGCTTAAATTATTTGTTTGACAGATAATCTAAAAGGTTCTATGGTTACTCATGCTTCAAAAAGGGGGGCGGCCAGATGACCACAATGGAAATGATAAAAAAGGCGAATAAGACGGGCGGTTACTTCAAGTTCACCGGTCCGCGCATGGTGAACGGCACTCTCACCCCTACCAGCATAGCGGCATCGCAGCGGGATTGCGACAGAACGACCGGGGAAAAGTTACCCGAGACGGCTACCGACTTCTTCTTCAGCGAGTACCGGAATGCAGGCAAGATGGTTTCCCGCGAGGAAGCCGAAAGAGTGCTAGCAGAGATAGAATAAGCCCGACAATTCGTTCCAAAGGAGGCACTAAATGACCAGAATCGGCGGTCCCAAAGCGAAACACCTGTATGAGGTAGAAGTTCAGAACCCAAACCCCTATCAAGGTGCCTGCATAATCAGAATCGAGGTCGACGCAGATCACAGCTCCCAGGCGGGAAGTATTGCCCGGAAGGCTGGCTATAAGGTCCGTTCCGTCAACATGATCGGTTAAACATTCACCCATAAGGAGACAGCCATGAGCCAGAAAGAACTGCGGGAAGAAATCGGAGCATTGACCACGAGGATAGCGGAACTCGAAGAACTGGAGCAGGATGCGCCCAACGACGCGGGTGCGCTGAACGATAAGCTCTACTACTCGAACCAGTTGGGGGAAGCCAAGTCCAAGCTGAAGGAGATGAAGTCCCAGATCGTCATCAAGAGCTTCTACCCCAATAGGCGGGCCGACGTGGTGAAACTGGAAGAGCGCCGTTGCACCATCGAGACCGACACGACCCACGCGACCCTCTTTGACAACGTGTGGGGCTACAGCGTCGGTTATCTCAAAAAGTGGGACGATGGCCGCGCTTTGATTTACTGCTGCGGCAGGCGCGACATCAGGTTTAACCTCGTGAGCCTCCCCGAAGACATGCTCACCTTCTCAAGCGAGACCGCTGCAATGGAGTTCTTCCTCACCGAGTACGCCACGGCCATGAAGAGCGCCGAAGAGTACGGGGAGCGGGTTCTGGAAGCAGTACGCGAAGCGGGTCTCCCTGAACTGATCTTCGACAGGCCCGCCAATGACGGCGACCCCATAACCTGCATCATGCAGGTAGGCTTTTCCGGCGAGTACGTGGACAAGTGCGTAAAGGTGGAATGCACCCCGCAAGAAGCCCTCGCCCTGCTCAATCATAAAGGCATCGTTGCTTCCTGCGAAGGATCAAGGCATGCCGACTTCATGCGCGAGACCAGCGGGCGGCACGGGTTCCTTGCATGGTTCTCTAACGGTCACACGCTCACTATCGGAATAGGGACCGACGCCAAAAGCAACCCGATTGCATCCTGCCTGCTGGCAGACTGGAGGAAGTAGCCATGAGCAAGAAGATGACGAACTCAGAGTATGCAGCGTCTAAAGGCATTACGCTGGAACAGCTCAGAACCGAAAGCATGGCATTCTTGCAGTGCGAAGGCTATGACGATGCAGGTAACGAGTACGAGACCCTTGACGCATGGCTTGACCGCAAAGCCCCAAAAGAGACTATGGACCCCGTAGACGGTGGGCGGGGAGTCGGTCAGTATGGTAAGGATGACGAATGAGAATACCAGAGGGATTGCTGATGATGAGATGTTTTGCCTGCCGCGTACTCCGCACCATCAGGGCTTTCTTGTCCGTGCTCTCCGATGAGCGGGGCAAATGGCGAGTCATCTTTCCTGGCGGCCTGAAAACGTATTGGCTTCCCTATTCGAAGGCTAAACATCTTCATGTGTTCGGCGGCGGCAGGCTGATATTTAGAGGGGATGAGGAATAATGCGACTTTTCGAGGAAATCCCACGGGTCAAGTTTGAAGTTGGCGCAGTCTACGAGCAACCGGAGACTGGAGCAAAGCGAAAGCTGCTTTCGATCTACACCCGCAGGGGCAAGAAGCACGTCACCTACGAGGTCGTCACCCCGGACCCGCGCTATGGGGGCAAGGGCAACTTCGCACACCCTGGAGCGGAACGCCACGTACTGTTCCACGCCTTCCAGAACTGGTTCACTGGCAACGACAACAGGAAATACATGCAGCAAGGAGCCCAACATGGAAACCGTCAAAACCGTAATGATGATCCCCGCCGACCCGCGCAACGGGAAGCCGCTTGTCACCTCAGCCATGAAAGCAGCTTGCATTGGTGAATTCAGCGTTGAGCGGGAAGCGGCATGCCCTTCCTGCTACTTTGAGGGCGAGGTGCCAGAACAGGGATGCACCATCTGCGGCGGGACCCTTACCTATACCGAAAAGATCGACGTCCCATGGGACACCATGAAGGACATCTACAAGATGATGGCGAACGTGGCCGCGAGCGGGATCACCGCCCCGGTGCAGCCCCCCGTGTTCACTGTCGGGTTCGACCCTCCGATGAAGGGCGACCATGCAGCAGTAGCAATCAGGATTGGCGAGCAGTTGGCCGTCTTCACCGTGAAACCCCAATGAATTGCCCGGACTGCGGCACGACAACCAAGGTCATCAATACGCGACAGCACGCCACGCGCCGGTATCGGCGGCACGAGTGCGGGAACGGGCACAGGTTCACCACATGGGAACTGTTTGAAGCGGAACTGCTCACCCTTGACGGTACCATCCCCCGCGAGCGCATAGCCGAGGCCGTAACGGCAGCTCTCCCGGAATTAATCGAGTCGATAGCTACGCGGTTGGCAACAGCCAGCCACAGAGAGGGTTAGGCCATGAGCGAGAAAGCGGAATCGTACCAGTTTAACGAGAGAGGCGAAGTCCACTGTTGCCAGTGCCCGCTATTCAGCGTAAAGGATGTCCCTTGCAAGCACAAGCTGAAGGGTAAGCCTTGCCCGACGCGGGAGAGCATGGCAGCGGAGGCCGCATAGTGAGCGCGGCGGCCAAGGTGTGCCCTTGCGGGCGAGAAATAACCAAAGACCAGTGGGCCGTAGAAACCCCGGCGCAGCATGCCGAGCGCCTGGAGTCAGGGCGATGCCGAGCAAAGTGTAAGCGGCTTTTCCCGGCTGGCAAAGCGGAGCGCGGGAAGCCTAGCCTGCCCGATTCCATCCCCATTTCGTCATTGGTGGGGGAGGGTATTGTTCTGAGGCCGCAGCCAAAGGAGCAACCTTGGCGTTCTGAGTCCTACAGAGACTTCATACGCACGCAGATATGCCTCAACCCGGATTGTCGTTCAGGTATGCAGTCTGAGGCACACCACGAGCAGGAAGTGGGGCACGGCGGCAAGGCGACTCTCTGCGACGACTCCCGGACCCTCCCCCTGTGCCCCTTGTGTCATGTACCGATCAGGCACCACTACGGGCGTTCCATTTGGCGTAAATGGAAGATCGACCCGGAACAGATGATTCTGCACTTCAACGAGCTTTGGATGAGACAAGGAGGGGTTATAAAATCATGAAACGGTATAGCGCGGTAGAACTGGAGACCCTGCTGAAGGGCACCACAGAAGGCATTTGGAGCGAGGGCCGTATAGCGACCGTCTTCAGGTCGTCATCGTTCAACCGGACCCAAAGCGTGCTGATGGCACAGGTGAAAGGGGACGACGGTATCGCCCCCAGCGACCACGCCAGGGCGAATGGCATCCTGATGGCGATGGCCCGGAACTTTGCCATGGAGTTGCTGGACTATAAGCTCCATCGCTACGGGCAAGAGGACTGCTCCGGCTGCTCCGACCGCGACGCGGAGATCGAGAAACTGAAGGAGCGCGTGGCGTGGTTGGAGTCACAGAATGACTTTGACGCCAAGCGCCTGCGCCGTCTCGCTACGCTTTGCGGGGTATCAATCCCCGAGTCCGACGAGACCCTGCTGAACTGCGCCGGGACAGTGCTAGGCTCCATCATAAGAGGGGTTGAGGCAAGGGCGAATCAGTCTCAGGACACCCTGCACAAAGCCTTTCAGGTGATTCGCAGTAAAAAGGAACAGTTTGACCTCATCTACGCGGAGAACCTGCGTCTGAAGGAGTCGCTGCGCCCGGATCAGGTAGGCGATGCCATAAGAGAGGCAGCTTCCGACGTGGCGCTCGCCAAGGCCCGTGAACTGGAGTGCAAGGACTGCCAGCAGATCAACTTCCACGAGGACTGCCATGCCGTGCAGGAGAAGACCGCCGTCCGGTGCGTGGAGATTGCCGCGACCTTTAACGACGGCCATTATCCCCTTGGGATGCAAGCCCGGATAGCGGCAGCGATCAGGGAAGAGTTTGGGGTTGAGGATGGCGGCATTTGCCCTGAATGCAGATCCGACAGCACCATCACAACCGAGACCGCCAGCGGGGTCCAGGGCGACGGCCAAGAAGTTGGAGTCACAACCTATCTCTGCCTGCCGTGCAGAAACGTTTGGAGCGAATAGCCATGGATAAAGAGACTCAGTTCAAAGAGATAGTAGAGGCGCGGGGCGACGGCAAAATGGTTTCCTTGAGCAGTCATCCCCTCCCCGGAGAGTACGTCATCACCAGCATCCAAGCCGGGAACCTTCGCGGGGAGCGCGGCTGGGGCTTCTACATCGGCTACGTCGTGCAGGTCCGTAAGCAGGCAGGGGCTTTTGGCAGCGACATGATCCTGCTCCGGCACCCGGACGGCACCCTGATGCGCCACGAGAACCAATCCTTCTACCGGATGCGCCCGGACTGGGAAGAGAAGGCCAAGGCGCTCTTTAACGAGGGAATCACCCCGGAGATGGAAGACTACACCCAGCCCTACACGCTGGGCAACGGGGAGTACCCGGAGACCGGGGCGATCATCGAGCCCAACAATAACGGCCCGGAGCCGGACAACAGCCCCATGGCATCCATCACCATCACCCACGGAGACGGCAGTAAGACAGTGGAGGTATGCTGATGGCCGAGAACGTCAAGATTTTTGTGGTTTGCCTCGCATCCCTCAAGAAGTTCCGGGCGCATGCGGTCTATAACGGCGAGACCTTGGTAATCGGGATGGTCCAGCAGATTGAAGCGACCGGCATCTTCGGCAAATGGAAGGCTCCCCTGATTAAGGAGATCGAAGAGAGGAAGGCAGACGGGTACATCGTTCTTGTCGAGGAAAAGACGGACTACATATCTCAGTACGCAACGCAGTACCTCCTTGAGGAGTTGAACGACGATCACGAAGGCTCCAGGCGGTCCAACTATTTCGATGCACTCGACTGGTTCTTTGCGCTTGCCGACACCGGCAACATTGTGTTCCATTCCGACTGCGCTCAATTCAACATTAACGCCGTCAGCGAGGGCGGCATGGTTGACCGGCAGAATGACGACAAGGGCCGGAGCGTCTATAAGGTGGACTGGAAGCGGTTCAACGGTGGTTTCCGCGCAGTTCTGCTGTGCGTCGTGGCTGCCCTCTACGAACCCCTTTCCGAGCGGTTCCTTGACGTGATGTTCCAGGCCGACGAGCGGGCGCACGTCATAGCGAACCCCGCGCTGAAGATGCGGGCGCTGATCCATGATATGAACGTGTCGAAAGGAAAGGAACTGGAGAAGATCAGGGAGGGGATGTCATGACGGGCGCTCAATTCCCAAGCAGAAAAAAGGATTTACTGGTAGAGGTGTTTTTTATAGGCGCAGGCACTCCCCCGTTTATTTGCGGGGTAGACGGCCACGCGACTACGAATGTGCTCGAAGAGATCGAAACCATGCTAGTGGATGAAGCCGATCTCGCCGAATACACCACTTTCGAGAAAGGAGAGGGGACCTACCTGTTCAAGGCGGTTCACGAGCCTGCCGACGAAGGATGTTCTGCTTACTGGGAGTTGGAACAGATAGCATTCGAGCCGACCCCCGCGCCCGATCTTGGAGAAGACGACAGGGGGTAGTATGCCGACTTGCTCTAAGGATCACCCCATCAACATCATTTGCCTTGACCGATGCTGCTACTTTGGAGAGCGCAACCCTCTCGTGAGGTTGCAGCGCCGTTTGGACCGAGTAGACAACGAGAACAAGCGGTTGAAGGCCCTTTGGGACAAGCGAACGGCAACCAAGGCAGGATAGGGAGGCAAAATTGAGTTACGGAGCACCCGAAAGCGTGGCCGTGGCAATGCCATGGAAAACCGAAACAGTGTGGTGCCCGTTCTGCGCGTCAGTATGGGTAACAGTCTTCATTCACGGTTCAAAGCTGCTTGAGTGTCCTGGCTGTCATAGGGATGTGACAGTAAGACTCGTTGGCAGGGCTTAAAATTGTCTTGTCAAGCAAAAATAAAAGCGTTAGAGTGCCGCAAACATGAGGTCATGCTATGACTTACCCCAAGAAAGACGAAATGTGGTTTACTGGCATTGCCCGCGCCGAGCAGTTCTGCAACGCCAACGGCCTAGTGGTGCCGCATTTTGTCCGTAAGGAAGAGAAGGATTGGCCCTTCGGGACCTGCGCCTACTACCGCATGACCCCTGATGGAAAAGGCAAGGTTGTCGGCTGCGTGAAAAAGATGGCTCATGTTGGAGTTGCGGCGGCGGCATGGTCTTACCCCGGATACATTGCCGATAGGACTCCCTTCGGAGTCATCGCCCACGAGATTGGGCACCATGTTGACTGTCTCATGGGGGAAGAAAGGGGACATACCTATTTTTCTGACTTCAGCAAACGCATAAAGGCGGAAAGCGGAGAAAAGCCGATTACCAGCTATGCCCCCAATGATGCGGAATGGTTTGCTGAGATGATGCGCCTCTTTATAACCAACCCCAACCTGCTCCGGGAGATCCGCCCTAAAACTTTCGACATCCTTTTGCGCGAGGGTTTGCAGACAGTGGAAGAGAGATGCTGGACGGAAGTGCTCAAAGATGCCCCGGAGCGTACCTACCAACAGGCTCTAAAGAAAGCATTAGGCAAACTCACATGACCATTTCCCGCCTCTCCCCCTACAACATCCCCGATGACCTTGTTCGTTCCGACCTGTACCGGGAAATCCGCATCGGCCAGACGGCGGATAACGACTGGTTCCTGCACGAGATACAGCCCGACGAAATACTGATGCCGGAGTTGATAGCATACCGCCGCTACCAGACGGTAGAGACAAAGTGGATCATCCTCGTGGCCGCAGGACTGGACGACATGCGCGAGGCCATGGAGTCCGGCAGCACGATAAAGCTCCCCCCGGTCGTCTGGATCAGGGAGAGGATCAAGTTCTATGCCGGGGAGACCGAGTAGATGCCCGTAAAGCAGATTACCCGGATGGCAGAAGATGACAAGCAGCTTCGCTTGTTCGAACGGCGATGGAAGGCCGCGAACAGCCGCACCGTCAAATCCCGCGAAACGGAACCCGTCCAGAAGTTCCTCACCGAAGAACTTCTCCGGGACCGCAAATCCCTCACCAAGAACGGCAGGCAGAACCTTGTGCTTCAGTACGGCTCTTCCGGCCAAGTGGAGTACACCCTTGCCGAGCTGAACGCCATGGCGAAGAAACTCTTCGCCGCTGAAGACAAGTTCGGCACCAACGTCCGGGGTGTGAAAGTCGGCGACTTGTTGAGGTCTTCTCTGACAATCGACAAGGCGCGGTCAAAGAAGATCAGGAGCGCAGCCCTTTACAAGGTGGCAGGCAACACCCTGTTCTTCCAGACGGCATCCAGCGGTGAAACGCCAGGGGCACCCTCTCATTACGTTGTCAGGATTCGCCTCGAAGACTGGGGCACCGCGATCAGGCGAGGGGAGGGGAAGAACTACTACCCTGCGGCGATCAAGGCCGCCATGGGGAACATCTCCTTCGACTGCTCGTGTGGGCGGCATCAATACTGGTACCGCTACCTCGCCACTATCGGCGGCTTTAACCTGATGCCTGAAGAGCTGGTATTCCCGAAAATCCGCAACCCGAAGCTCAAAGGGGCATGCTGCAAGCATACCCTGAAGACCATCATGACCATGCAGGGTCCTGTCATGTTGACCCGCATTGCG